AGCTCACGCCGTTCTTGTTCTTGCATACGAGCAACATCTTGACCATAGCGCCGGCGTTCTTCGCCGCGCAATGCTGCAATGCTGCGATCTGAACGCCCCATGAAAGCAGCAAATGCATTGTTTGTGCTTTGCAAGTCACTAAACTGCTCTAGTCGCTGTGCGTGTTGCTGTGCCGTTAACTCTTGAATACCAAACCGTTGCTTGCGAATTTCTGCCGCTTGACGCAAAGACTCACGATATGCCGCTGCACCTGCTTGTCGCTGTGCGCCAGCTTGCATACCGCCTAAAGCTACTGCTGCTACTATCTGCCACATTAGAATGTTACCTCAATAATCATGCCATTGATTTGTAAATCAAATGGAACTGCTTGCGTAATTGTAACCGATGGGTCACGAGAATAACCAATCAACCTAAACTCTTTCCTGCCAGTAAACTTTACCCGATCGAGGGAGAAGTCATCAATGACAGAACGAATAATCATATCCTTACCATTTACCGCAACCGACAACGTATCCTGCAGGTCAAGTGTTACCATGTCAATCTTACGTGGGCCAGCAGTTAATGGGCCACCAGAAGTCAGCGCATCAATAGGCATTGTCTGTAGAATAGGCACAAATTGATAACCGATATAAGCCTGAGTAACTGGCTTAACAGAAGATACATCAATTTGCCCAGAGGCCACAGTAAACTCACCAATGTAATCCGTGCCACTTACTACTTTAACTTTTGCACCATCAAGAAAGTGTGCGCTTACGTTAAATACGCCAGCCGTGCCAGTAAAGGAGTTGCAATGATCCATTGGCATATCTTCGCGGAACTCTTCCAGATAATAGCGGTCAGTGCCATCACCAGCATCTCGAACAGCAATGCAGAAAACCCTGCGATCAACTACGCAAATACTATGGAACTTGCCAGGAGTATCCCACAACATCCAACCAGCGCGTCCCTCATCACGAGCAGAGTAGAACACAGAGAGCGTGCTATCATCATTGATAAGGAAGCAATAAGATTCAGAGCGATCAAAGCCACCTTTAATACTTGTAGCCTGGATTGGGTTACGCATAAGGTGTGTGGCAGTAATTGACACATTAGAAGTGTTGTAGGCTTGCTCTACCTCACTATAAACAAATGACCCCAACATCTTGCCAGAGGCTTGCGTGTAGAGCGTTGCACCATCAAATGACTGGGGACGCATAAAGGAACAGCCGAAAGGCGTCTGGCGCTTAACTATAGCCGTTGCAGGGGTAACTGGGCGGTCAGTAAAGGCTGGCACAAAAGACTCTGAGCTTGCAGAGAATACTTGTAAGTCCCGATTTACAACCAAATGTCGAATCTGAGAGAACTCACCAAAGTTAGAGTTGAGGTCAATCGCATGGTCATCTGCACCAGTGCCCACATCAAAGTTAAAGAAGTTAGCAGAGCGAGAGGCCCAAATATGCCCTGGTTGTGCAACTGTTCCAGCAAACCATAGTCGCCCTTCATGGAAGGTTACTGCGCCAGGATAGCCACGAAGAGCAGAATAAGACTGCTCATACCACTCTGGAGTTGCTGCTGTTGTCGAAATCTCAACTGAACCGCCACCAATAGCAGAAGCAGTGCCCGCTGCACCAGCAGTATATTCAAATGTATTCTGGTCGATTACACGTGAAACAGTGCGCGTTCCCTCCAAGTTTCCTGCGGATATACCACCAAGAGAACCGACTCGGTCAATTGTAAAGGTATTGCCAACAGCCATACCATGAACAGCCATTGTTACCTGAACAGAGGATGTGCCAGCAAATACTTCAATTGAGTCAGGAAGAAGGCGGCGAACAATAGTCCCAGTAATATCAACCCTAACCTGAGTAGAGCTTACATAACTTACAATCTTACAGGGAGTGTTACCAATAAGAAGATAGCTTCCAACCTGAGACGCAGCAAAGTATGCACTACTGGCAGTTACAAGAATGTTTGAACCAGTTGTGGCAGCAGGAGCAAGGGTAACACCAGCTTGCTGAAATTGATAATAAGGCTGTGTGGGCGAGTTGGCATTACCATTATCTTCGAATGTGAAATCCTCAGAGACAAATGTATTCAAACCAGTTCTGCGGATAAGTTTTGGAGTAAAGGATATGTGGCAAATAATAGTCACATCACCAGAAGATGCAAGAGTAATCTCTTTGATAGTAGATGTCGTCCAAGGGCAGTCCGTAGAACCAGTCAGGCTGGTAGAGTATGTTGCTGCACCAGTTGTAGGATTAACAAAAAAGATATCCAGCTTGTTGTTGCTGAACACAAAGATATACTCTTCATCATCCGAAAAGATGAATGGCTCTGCGCGCAACTCAAACTCGTTTGCTGGGTTTACTGTATTGGAAAACTGATAAAGACGTTTAGTGCCAGGACGCTTCTTTGCACCACCCTCATTAATCAAAACAAAGTTACGCATCTTTTGTGCGCCAGCCTGGTAGACCTGCGCATCAAGACGAGAAGTGAAAGAAGGGCTTAACTCTCCATACTGAAAGCTATGAAGCGGAATTTTAATCTTAGCCACTATGAAAGCCTTTCAGTGATAAACCTCGATGTGGTTAGCTTACGTGTGGTATTTTGCTGGCTATCCAGGCTGCGAGCCTTGGCCATAGCAACACCTGCTTTTTGATCCATAATCTGAACAAGTGTTTCATTCCGCGCAACAGAACCAGCAAAGACAGAGGCCATTGTATATTCTACAGCTAGTGTAAAGTAAGAAGGCCAGTTCTCTTCGGGTGCGCGATAGATAAAGTCAGCGATCAACTTGTCTTGCTCAGATACATTGCAAAAGACTTTGTCGCCATAAATTGTGTAGGGAACAGCCATATCATTTATTGTTAAGCCATTCAGCATTAGCATATTAGATGGTAGTTGATAGGCAGCATCATAACGACCAGTAGGTGTATTTAGAAGTCGTGCAAGTTGTGCCTGGTCAGTGGCAAAGCGCCACCGCATACTAGTCAATGCAGCCTGAGCCACATCTTCATACATATTCACAGAGACAAGAGCTTCGGTTGTATTATCTTCAAACGATGTAATTGGGTCAGCCCCGATAAGAATCAGGGCGCGAGAGCAAACGTCAATACCACTGTTAGCTACTGTAGATGTCATACTTATCTCCGCTAGGAAAGTGGGGAGAAGGTATTAGACCCTCTCCCCGACCAAGCCTAGTTGTTGTCCAGGACTTCGTAGATGCCAGTATCGTCGATACCGATAGCACCCATGCTCATGTGAGCAGTAACCAAGTGTGCAACTTTTTGTGGCACATAGTTTACTTCAGTCTGAACGTCTGAACCTACACCCAGACCAATAGCAGAGCTATGGTAGGCAAAGTTCTTACCGCCAGCAACAGCAGATGTTGAGAAGATCTTGAAGCCCAAGAACTCTTTCATTGTCATGCCGCCTGCGAATGGCAGGTTTTGGTCGCCAACATAGTCGCTTGAAGCGAACTCGTTGATGCTGAACAAGTCAGCGTAACCAGCTGGTGACATAGCAAGATAGCGGTTGCCATCTTCTGGGACATCGGCAGAACCCATGACTTCAAAGAGAGCCAAGAGGTCAGCTTTAACCAAAGCACCAGTTACGTCAGCGATTTGCGTGGCGTTAGCGCCAGCATCCAAAGCAGCAACAATCAGCTCGTCAGTTTTGCGACCCAAGGCATAAGCAGCAGATTGAGCAACAGCTTGACGCTCGTCAATGTTGGTTTTCAATTCGTCCAGCTTATCAATATACTCAGGTGCATAGTGATCGGTCAGTGTTGCAGATACGTTGGTGTGAGCGACTTCCATGCCAGTCACATCGCCGTTGCGTGTTTTGGTATTGGCAGCGCCTTTACCGATTTTTTGGAATTTAACAGTTGAGCCTGTAACGCCATTTACTTGACGGACGGTGTTGCGAAGTTTCGAACCCATACGCTGATAAGCAAGATGAACATCAGATTCAAACTGTGTGATGAAGGCTTGATCAATAGTATTAGCCATTTTCATTCTCCTGTTTGAGATTTGAGTTTACATTATGTCAGGATCGGTTGTCCGTTCTTCACTTCAACTGGTTATCCCTTGCGGGGCCATCCGTTTTATACGGGCCTCTAACAACTGAATTATGCCTCAAGTGTGTTGTTTTTGCAACACCGAAAGATAGGTGTGATATTTTTGCAACACATGAAGCAGATAAAAAAATAGGGCTGTCTCGAAAGGGGGAAAAGACAGCCCTATAAATGTAATCAAAGGAGGTATTACACTTTTATTTATATAACTTTGAGAAACCTTCGTCAACTTGTTTTACATAAGTTGGGTCGCGGCGTGTGTTATCCCAATAACGCGGGTCACGCATCATTGTCTCAAGCTCACCTTTACTCAGGCCAACTGTTGCAGTTGTCTCACCAGAGATAGGGCTACCATTTAATTTGTTCATAAAGAACTCAACAAGCTCTACGCCATCGGCAGTCTCACCCAGGCGCACGATAGCACCAGACAATTCTTCTGGCACATTCTTTTGCGCCCACAATGCAGCAGCCTCAATACGTGCGTTAGCATTGTCACCCAACTTAGAGATTTCGCCCTCAAGGTTTGGAGAAGAAGGAAGCAAGCGAGCTAGACCCTCTTGAAACTCTTCCTGGCTGAAACCGTTCTCCCAGGCAAAGTTTGACCACCACTCAACATCTGGGTCGGTTGCAAACTCATCTGTGCCATCTGGCATTACATACTCACCAGCGCTTGCTGGACGATTAGAAAATGCCTCGCTTTCGATTTCTTCCATAATAGAAGCACGCAATTCTTCCTGACCTTTGCCCAGCTTGGACTCAAGAGAGGAATATGAATTAACCAAATCTTCTGCTGTCTTAAACTTTTCTGGCAACCAAGACGGACGATCGCCAGCTACTTCTGTTGTAACTTCTGTTGTAACTTCAGGTGTTTCGGCTACTGCCTCTACATTATCTGTTGCTTCACTCATTTACTTTCTACTTTCTCTGCGTGTTTGATGCGCCGTTCAATAAGCGCGATTACAAAGCGTTGGCCTTCTAAATGTCGCAGCTCGCCATCGCTAATGCCTCCGCCAGCTACCGCATCCAGTGTAATGGAACGGAGGTAACGAAGAACCTCTTTACCTGATGGGCTACCAAACAGGCTTTTAATATCTGATGAAATCTTTTCATCCTCTTTTTGCGGTCGAGGATAACCGTCTACTCCAATATAAGACATCTACACTCCAGTGTCGCCCTGTGCCATCATCTGCTGCATCTGCGCCATTTGTTGCATTTGCTGCTGCATTGCTTCTCGATCGGCTTCATCCCGAATAAGGTTGTCAGGAACACCGAACTTCTTAGCAAGATAGATTGCAGTTTCTTCTGAGTCAATAAGTAGATTAACCATATCTGGCCCAAAGTTTGTGCCGACCAACTCCAAGAAACGAGCTACAGTTGTGATGTCCTGATTAGACTGTGCTTGTGCCAATGGCGATACACTGCGAATTTTCACTTCACGACCATTAACTGTAGGCAAATCAATGCGCCCTTGCTTGCGTAGAATATATACTACACGTTGCAGGATTGGCTGAACCATCTCTGCTTGCAAGCGCCCAAAGGCAGAACCAATACGGCGAGACAAGTCGGCCATACGTTCCGCAATTTCTGTTGCAGTAGCTGGTGTGCGGTTTGGATCACCCAGCATATCGTTATACAAAGCACGCTTAATGTTTAAGCGCATATCATTCAGAAC